TCAGATTCTTTTCATCCGCAAGTTTTGCTTGGCGGTTCTTCTTCCGTTCTTTAGCATTCTGTATCTCAGTTCTATTTATATTAATAATGCCACCCGACTCACCATCTCTGGCAAAATCGGGTTCATCTTTTACAGCAGTCAATGTGCGTTTCATTATGTTGCCAATGCCATTATGCGTAAGTCACGGAAGGTAGGACATTTCGCACTGTTAGTAGATCGCATAACAATCTTGACTTGGAACTGAGTAAATGGATTCATAGTACCACCTTCACCACCTACTAGGTAACGATACTCACGGAACACGTTCTTGTTCGTATCTGGTTGTGGAGATACTTCGGCAGGTGCAATAGTCCATGCCATCTTCTGGATAGGATCTGAACCACTCGCCACTCTCCAGTAAATCTGGAAGTCAGACTCAGGAGGACGGTTAGCGGCAAGTAATATCTTGAGACCAACTGCGGCATCTGTTAGAGTAGTAACCTTAGTTATATGCTTCGCAGATTCGGTACCGTTGAGAGGTGATCTCTCTGATACATAAGTTAACGGAACATTGTAACCGACAGTTGCGGCAGAGTCTTGTTTAGATATCAAGTTAGCACAAGCATTCAGACTCATTCCTTCCAGATCAAGTACTGGAGATAGGAATGGGTTAGTCGTTGCCATAGTAACCTGTAGAGTAGAAGATCTCTCACCTGCTAACTTACCTGCACCAGTCAAGTTCTCGGTACGTCTATTGTATATTGCTTTTGGTTGAGCAAACTCAATCCATTTGTTGTTCTCAACAATACTAAACTTACTATCTTTTACGAACCTAATCTGATCACCTGCCAGAGCAGATTGACTAGTAGTCTTCATAGACAACGTAATGTTAGTCGAAGAAGGTTGAGTTAAGTTCATTATTGGTTTGAGTCTGTCAAAGTTAATGTTACGTTGTGAAGTCACAGAAGAACCACCGAACCACTTACGAGAAGTTACGTTAGCATCTGCGGCATATGTGTAACCAGAGTTATCTGCTTGGATGACTGTTCTAGGGCCAATTACATCAGCACCAGTAAGACCATTACCAAAGTTAGTTGCGGAGTCAATACCACGAATCCAAGTCATATCACCTGCGCGTAAACCATGACCCTGTAACATTACTCGAACGTTACTACCTGAGTCAACAAGTAATGGGTCTTTGCCTAGTGCTTGTGGTGATACATTACTGTTCTCAAATATCGCATTACCGCTACTAACAAACTGACAACAGTTAAGTCTGTAACATAAGTCAATGTCACTAGATGGTTCCCATAACTTACCGTTCTGAGATTTAAAGAATCCACCCAGAGTCGGTTGTTGTGATATAAACGAAGTACTTGATCCCAACTGGAACTCACCAACAGTACCAACATAGACATTATAGTCTGGGTTGTTGTCTGTAGGAATTAATACAATTGAGTATTCTCCCGGAGCAAGGAACAGAGGGTTGTCAAATATAAACTTAGTAGAGTTTTGTAGCATCTCTTTGTTTGTAGAACCTGCCGATACCAAGTTAACTTGACTTGCTTTAAGAACCTTGAATGCCAAGATAGAAGTAGAAGAAGGTTTTCCTTGAACAGCAGGACGAATCTCACATCTTACCGAAGTGCTACCCTTAGTTGCAAAGTATACTTCAGCACTAGGCATGAAGATACCACCTGCTTCTAGTACTTGGAAAGTCTGTGCAATAGGATCGACATATCTTGCGCCACCATCTTGCATTCCTCGATTGCCCTTACCTCTATTTCTGGCAGGAACTTCTGCGGCAGGTTGAGTTTCTGGTGTACCAGAACCACCGGGAGGAGTTACTGTGTCAGTAGTATGATCTACTGGATAAGTTCCCCAACCGTAGTCTACTACGACAGTCTGATCAACGTGTTCACGAGTAGTTGACTGATCCCCTGCAATTACAGTAGTAGTAGATGTTGATCTAACATCGGTGGCAGTCTCGGTAGTTACAACACTTTCTGTCCATACTGTATTCTCAACTGCCGTAGTGGTTTCGACCGAAACAGTCGATCCACCAACAATCTTGAGTATGCGAGTTACTTGTACGTTATCTTCGGTCTTGTTCAAAACACCTGCCGAAGTAAATACTGTCTCACAAAAAGACATTGAAGAGTTACGATCCGAAGCATTAACATCATACATCGCAAATGTTCGACTACCAGTCTTGAATCTCATATGAGTACCATTAGGAACTTCGAAAGAACCTATGATCTCACCGTCTCCATTGGCAACTAAGTTAGTCTTTCCTTGTGAGTGATCCTGAGTAGGACGTTGAGTCCCCTCATCATCCTCAACACCTTGTGCAAGAGTATAAGACTTGTCACCATAAGTTTGGTATACAGTCTCTTCTCTACAGAAAGTAGATACGTTCTCACCGTCAAAGAATGGGAAGTACTGTGTGTTAGCACGAAGTCCTTCTGCTTTGAAGTTGATTCTAATAGGACGCATGAATGGTATAACTGCAACATCTACGATTCGACTACCAATAATGTCTCGAATAGTTGACTCACTTGCAACACGGTTTACTGTGCTTGAAGTGCTTGTGGCAGTAGTTGTCTCTACAGTACCTTCGTAGGTATTCTCTGTATTGATTGTACGAGTAGTCTCGTATGTAGAAGTGTTAGCAGTCCGTACAGTCTCTCTTGTTTCGGAAGTAATAACATCCCACATATCTGTAGTGATTTCTTCGAATGACCAGTCGAAATCACCCCAACCATAAAAACCACCGCCACTGTAACTACCTCCACCTAGACCAAAGTCGCCTCCCCAGAAGTTAGTGCCTACGCCATATCCTGCACCCCAGTTCACGTCATCCCAGTGACCGTCCCAGTCGCCCCAGTAATCTTCCCAAGTGCCGTCTGAGAATGCTTGCCAATATGAATCGATAACAGTTCGTGAGATTTCTTCTTCACGTTCCCTAGAGATTTCTACTGTCTCGGTAAACAGTGTTTCGACATCAGTTACGTTACCAACTTTAACCCACTCACCTAGTGACTCAGTTGCCTGAGTACCAATGAGGATTGGGTCTAATGAATCGTGAGTAACCTGAGTAGAAGTACCAGAGATGAATGAGTTAGAAGCATCACCAACATCCAGTTCACTAGGATCAACACCATACCAAGAGTTCTCAGAGTTGTTCCAAGATAAAGCATGGGTTAAGTCTAGTTCGGTTGCGGTACCTACAACAGTCTCACCAACTTTCTGCGTATCAAACCAGTTATCAGTTTCAGGAGATATTGACAATGCGCCAATAGAAGTCTGCACATAGAATGGTGCAAGGTTCTCTGTATTAGATGCAAGTTCTTGTGACTGGTATCCAACCGTAGAGTAGTTTAGTGTAACGAAATCGCCTTGCTTAACAGTGTTTAACTGTAGAGAGTGATTACTATCATAGTACATATCGATAGCATCTTCTGAGTAAGTAGGACGCATCAATTTAGCATGGGGATCAATCGAAGACTTACCACCGCCACCAACATGAGTCCCTATCGAAGTGTGGGAATGGTTAGAGAAGTTATCTACAAAGAAACCTGCCTTAGAACGATCTTGACCAGAACTATCTAATACCTGCAAGAACTTAGTGTTCAACTCAAGTAATGAAAGTGTAGTCATCTCTTCTAGACGATCAACTTTCTGTTCCAACTTGTTGATGTCTTGCATCGTATATCCCTTACGAGGGATAATAGTTGATTTGAGATCTTGGGTGTGTAGAGTGTTCGCCCCTAACTTAACCTTATAAAGATCAATACAATCCACTGGAATGTCAGGGAACTTAGGATTAAGAGAAGATGAACCAGTAATATAACGTAGTTCGCTCTTGTCTGAGATAACCAAACGGTCTGCACGAGGCAAGTAGTATTCGGCATCTGCGATAATTGTATCGGATGGTACTGGTAAAGGTGGCACATCAGTTGCAGTAAACGCACCAGAACCGTTCATTGAAGGACGGAAGTCGATTGCGTCACGCAAAGATACCTTGCCGCCAGTAGGTAGTTTCTGAGCAGGAACATCAAGATAGTCTAACTGACCATCATAAGAGTTGACTGCAAAGAATGAACCTGCGGTAGAGTTTGCGAAGTACTTGTATCGAGCAAAGACTTGACCATCTGTAGAATTATCAAGACCACCACCAGACCAGATTAACTTACCATCTGCTTGGTGAGTAGTACGGTTACCTGCATCAAACAAGAAGTTAGTAAAGAGATCTGATCCATCGGAGTTAGTCTTACGAATACGTTCAACACTATAGACATCTGATTGACCAAGATCTAAGAAGTAACGACCTTGACCATCAGAATCCAATGCGGCAGTAACAGTCGCAGACGTTAGGGTCTTGGACTTAACAGTAGCATTAGTCTTCTTAATGAATACGATAACTTCGTATGCGACACTACCAGTAAGACCAGAGAAAGTTATTCTCTTATTACCTGCGGTAGAGATCGCGGCAGATACACCGTTCGGATTAAAATCTGTAGTAGATGCGACAATCACATCACTAGCACGAACGAATGATTCACCTGCATCAGTTAGATTAATCAAGTGAGTGGTACCACTAGAAGTGAAGTTATACTTCTTCATAAATGTCATAGTGACATCAGAGAAGTTCTTTGGTCTACGCAAAGGCGTATCAAAGATTAAAGCATTCTTCTTTGGTTCGTGAAGTAGTGCCGCACTGTTAATCAAATTGTTACTATTAGTTGTCTTAACAGTATTGACATAATGAGTGTTTGCAACAGACTTGATAGACGAAACGTCTGCAAGTGACCAGTTAAAGTTAGTACGATTGATATTGAATAAGTGTGCCTTAAATGCAGGTACGCTATCGTAAGAGTTTCCACCTACTCTTGTGCCCGAAGCACCTTCGGTGATTGCACGAATGTTAGCAGTACCAATTACTGAGTCTTGACCTCCCGTACCCTTATAAAGGTTAACTGCTTCACAGACATCGATATCCAACATACCAACACCATCGTTGAAGTAGAAGTAGTTGCCGTAGTCAACACCAACCTGATCTTCTTCACGAACAATAGTATCAGTAGCACGAGGAACAATAAGACTTTGAGTTTGCTTAGTAGCAATACGGTGACCGTCAATATATGCAGTTCCCGGATCTACTCGCATGATGAAGTTGGTTGTACTCTTTGCGTCTGGAGCAATACCAATCTTCCAATATTTTGTAATGAAGTCACCATGAATCTCACGGACGCGTGTAGCGACATGATCATGGAAACCATAGTTTTCTTTCTGAGTTACTTCGTTCTCCATAACACCACGGAACATAGTAGCATAGTATACGAAGGTCTCACCTGCGACCAATGATGATCGTTTTGCCAAAGTAAGTCTGATTCGTAGTCTATCAGCACCGGGACTTGAACGGTTAGGAGTTGCATTCTGGTTATCATATAAGTCATCTGTATCAGATACAGTAACAACATCTTGTACAATCTTATAACCAATGTCTGCCGTTGCATCTGCCGAATACTTAGATACGATCAACTCTTGCTTTGGTGTAAATACAAAGTGTCCTTTAACATAGAATTCAGAAGAACCGACTTCTACCGCACACGCAGTACCAATAGCAGGGTTTGCAGTTGTGTTAGTAGTCTGTACTGTCAGGTTGATGTTCGATCCATTAGAAAGAACTTCTCCCGGAGTTACACGAGCAGGTTCTAGGAAAGTAGTAGCAGGACTACGAGCAGTAGGATCTTCTAGATACTGAATGTAGATTGTATCTGGATCAGTACCAGTTGCCGCGACTGCACGGTAAACCTTTACCTTAATGCTAGACTGTGAACCAGTAAGGACAACACCGTTAAGGTTATCAGTAGTATCGAACGTGTTGTTCGCATCATTCGAGATCTTGGCAAACTGCCAGTTCTGAACAGTTATACCACCAGTCTGAGTTGCCACACCGTCTTTGGTGTATACATTATTAGCAAACCGTTGGATTTCTTTCTGGATGATAGTCTGCATCTGCGTAAGTTCACGCGCTTGAAGCGCACGACCTGCGTTGAATAAGATCTGTGAGTAATTATCACTATCTTTATAATCGTCCTTATAGGTCGATCTCATTGTCTGTTCTGTAAACGTATTTGGCATTTCTTAATCCTAGATAGTGATTACTATTTTCAAGTCTTCGGTTTGGTCGGTAGATCGTGTTACTGGTGATCGGTTATCTATATATAGGAGATCTCCAGAGTAAGGATCTGCTTCGCCCTGAGTCTTTGCGGCAATAACTCCAGTGATAGATGCATTACCAACTACCGACACAGTTTCTCCTACTGCGAAAGGTGTAAATCCTGTTGTTGTATTCTGGTGATACCATACAGTATCCGAATCATTTGTGTCATCAAGAATTGCTGTAGCACCAGAGGTCGCACCACTAATGGTAGACTTCTGTACAGTAGACTTCAAGAACGCACCAGAGTTGAATCGAATCTTGTCTAAGACCCTAGCGGTGGTAGAAGTGAGAAGAGTCCCATTTGCAGAGTCAACACGAGGATTACGAACGAGTGATACTTGACGGAAGATCTCATCACCTGTAACAAAGTCACCACCTTCTATTCCTTCTGGTTTTGTATTAAACATCATACCATTTGATTTAAGATCAATTACTGGGTTAGCACCGATACCATCACGTTGTCCTATAATAGGACGTGCAGTACACGAGTCACCGCCACCACCAGTAATAACTACGTTAGCATAGTCATAGTCTTTACCGAAGTAAGACGCACTAGAGTTGCCAGAACTATCTGCTACAACTTTAATGTCGATGATTACTTCACCAGACTTAACTGCATATGCTCTTGCGTTAGTACCGTTACCGATAATGCTTACTGTAGGAGTAGAAGTATAACCAGTACCACCGTTGGTGATTGCGTATCCTAAGATCTGTCCCGGAATTGCATTGTTCTGTACGATCTCTTGTTGAAGATCTTCGGCAGGACTGTCTGAGTCAGTTGAGGCAACATACCGTACTGGTTGATATGCAGAGGATAAGAACTTGTCTGCTCTCAATGCACCAATAGAGTATAGGAATTTCCAAGTGTATCCATCCGCAGTACGGAAAGGAGAACCAATAGTATTACCTGTAGGTTGAATAGTAGACAACTGAGAGGTACCATCCTGCTTCTTACCCTGCTCCAAACAAACGTAGATCTCGTTGTTAGCGTTGATAGCATAGAAGGGATTCACTGGGAACCCAACATCATTGTCATCAAAGGCAGAATAGATCAGGTTAGCAATCCAGATTCTACGAGGAATGACATAAGAGGCATCCTCAATAAGTTTGAGTGATTGGAAACCACCACGAGCATCTCGCGCACTTGCGGCATCATTCGTAGGAACAGTTGCCACATCCGAATCGTTCCAGTCTTCTGATCTACCAATTGCGGCATAATATCTTATGGACGCACTGACTTGATCGGCAAGGAGATCATCCAAGACTTGTTTTTTAAATGTATCGGTTACTACTGGCATTTATCTATTCCTAATTTATGTTGTTACGCAACTGCCGGATCAGAGGATCCAGTAGACGCACCATATGTATTTATTATTGCCCATTGGTTGGTGAACCACATAAGCATTACTGAGTCATTTTGTGTCAATGTTATAGTAGAAACTGAACCAATGTTAGATGATGTTGGTTTGATAACGGCATTGACATTCTTTGTGTTGGTTATATACTTCACTTCACCAGTCTGAGTACCATTGGGTAGAGTATAATCTGCACCAGAATTATTCACGATAATTGATACTGGAACATTAACACTTAACGCACCTGCACCACTCACACTTTGTGTTTTAAGAACAAGTTTAGAGTCAATCTGTACAGCACCATTACCAGATCCTTGCAATGACAATGAAGTAGTAGATTCGCCTACTGCTTTAAGTATCGGTGCAACATTGGTACGTCCACTTGTAATGCGAAGATAGTTAACTGGAGAAGAGGAGTCTGCAACAAATAATAGTTGTTCGTTACCTGCACTATCAAGTATACCATCACCGTCACCCATACGAATATTATCTATTCGTGGAGCAGTAAGTGTCTTGTTAACAAGTGTCTGTGTATGACTATTGAATGTAAACTCATCTGCGGCACCCAACAATGGGAGTGTGACTGTCCTGTCTGCGGCAAGTTCACTTACTGCAACAACATACTGGTGATTAGCACTAGTGTCGTTGATCTGAGGAGTGGTAAGAACCGCACTAGTCAGAGTCTTATTGGTGAGTGTCTGAGTTGCGGCATCCATAACCAACTGACCCGAAGCATTCGGGACATAGATTAGGTTACTAGCAGTCGGAGCAACAACACCAATTCGAGACGAGAATGATCCACCTGCGGAATCTTTAAATATAATTCCACTGGAGTCAAAGTCAATAAGAGGAGTCAGTGCATCACCGTCACCTAACTTATTGTAGATCTCGATAATGTTCTGTTCGATCTTTAATGCGGCACCGCGAAGCGTATCGCCTGTGCCATCATTCGCAATCGTTCCTCTGTTTAATACTTGTCTAGTCATCTTACTTCCCGAATATTATTACTTCTATTTATACTATTATTTACATCCCTCTTCTGATTATCTCACGCAAAGATATCTCAGAATCAGAATCGCCTACGGAGCGTATTGCTCCTCTATTTATTGTATCTGTAACTAGCAATGCAGAGTTATCAGAGTCGAACCTAGTCACAGCAGGGTTCCAAGTGAATGTCTCTTGGTCGATCAGTTCGCTAGAAGATAAGTCGAATCCACTGTACAATGTTGATCCATCACTATCATCATCCAACGTTGGACTATCTGGAGTGAGGTACTCACCAAGACTAGAATACATTCTGTCAAGGTTATCGACAGTAAGATTCTCAAGATCTGACCAATCATTACCGCGTGGAATACCTAGTGCAAGATCTGCACTATCTTGTGCCTTACCTGCGCTACTACCCAATCTAGTTCTGAATTTCAATACGGCACCTGCGTCACTTGTTATACCAAAGTCGAATAGTGCGGTGTTCTGCTCGAACGCCAGATTCTCGAATCCTGCCTGACCTTCCAATACGATTGGTGGTTTAATTGCTTCGCCCGGATCGTACTGAGCATTATCGAATCCTGCGGCACCTACGATCTGTGTAAGTCCACCAAGATACATTCCTGCGGGATGAACGATCAACTTATAGGCATCTCTCCACTGTGCGATAGATAATTCTGATCTAATCTGTACAGCAAAGGTTTGATATAATTTGTTGTCGGTGAGAAATCTAGATGATTCTGCACCTACCTTTGATTCATTTAATGTAAATATATATTGTTTAGTATACACCACATCTGGTTCAATGTCAAAGAATGTCTTGAAGAATTGTTGTATAGAGTATCTAGTACCCTTGGTTCTATAGAGATAACTAGAGTACTTAACAGCAGTCCTCTTATCTACGAAACCTTTGAAGTAGTTCTGACCTAATAGATACTCGTCTTCGAAATAACTTAGTAGATCTTTGTCAGTCTGTGTGACATCCCTCGTCTCGAACATATTGTTTAAGAAACGAGTTAAGGATGTATTCTGTGACTCAAAGTCATAGTAGTGTTTTAGAAACGAGACAAACTTCGGATACTCTGCTAGAATATGATCGGGTAAGACGGACTCAACTTGGGGTTCCCGAAGATTGATGTCACGTCTATTCGTGTCTACTAATGTTTTATCTAAGATAGTATTCTTTGGCATTAGTTACTCGCTGTAGTACGCAGACCTTTAGCACTTAGTCTAGTGTTATCGTATTCGAGAATGTATTCTCTATTTGGTACTATCGCACTCTGGTTGGCAGGTATTACGCTCATCTTGATCTCAGTAGATTCGTCTGCTTTGAATCCTACTAGATGCACTATACCTGCTCCGGGAACATAGTATCCTACGTTGTCTATAACAACATCACCTGTACCAGTATCAATGATCTGTAATACTAGACCTTGTTGAACTTCTTGAGTACTAGAGGACGTGGTAGTTATATTATTCTCGCCAAGTGCGGCAGTAGTAACTGTATTAACTTTACCAACAACAACTACGTTCGATGTTAGTGTATCAATCGTTACGATGTTCTTTGTCTCTTTGTTTACTATCTGACAGTTCAATAATCCTTTGGCAGTAGTCTTTTTGAATACCGAAGACGTAATAACCTTCTGATCAATCAGAGGATTAGATATTTGAGTCGGGAAGTCAAAACTGAAGTTACCTTCTACGCCACCAGAGGGGGTGAAACGTTGTTGCATACTAACATCTGCACGAGAAGATAGGATAGCAGGACTCACGTCATCAATCAATGCGAGTAGTTGCGAACGTCTGAATGCTTGTCCGAACTTACCAGTGTTAGTCGTATAGTAACTAGTCATCACGTTTCTTACAGATTCCTGTAAAGCATTGATTGACAAGTTAGTGTAATCTGGGTTATACTGAAAGAACACATTGTTTTCAATAAAAGTTACTACTGGATCTGTATACTTCAATCCAAAGGAGGCAATTGACAATTGATCAACCAACACACGGATGTTGTCTTTAGTTACTTCTTTGAGACTGTCAGTTACGTCTGACTTGAACTTGATAGAGAGGAATGCTATACCATACTCTGGTACTAGGTTATCTTCTCCACCCCACGCAATGATGTCATCAATCAATGCACCGTATGTACGAAGTACTAATGATGCATAGTCAGCATGGGTTACCATTCTGTTCTGTGTGGCATAGCGATAAGGAGAGTTCTTACGAATAGATGCGAGTGACTCTTTGGCAGAACCACCGACTGATCGGTTAGTAGTAGATACGACAGGTAATCGTTCGAGACCGATACCACTTGTGGGTTCAGTTACTTCGATAGTATTAACTGGTTCGAACAATCTTGCACCGTTGGCATTAGAACCATCTACTGATAAGTATTCTATTGTGACCTTAGAACCTGCGGTAGGTACTGCACCTAAA